AGTTCGAGGTTCTTCATGACGGCTCCGAGGAATTGCAACCGTCATGGATAGTGAGCCTGATCTTCCGAAGCGGATGGCAATTCCGGGTAATTGGAGCCAGTCATCAATAGATCGTTTCGCGTTAACTAAACAGTTGACGAAATCAAGGGAGCCAGATACGATGGCGACAAATTAACCAATCACGCAATTAGGAAACCACCCATGCCTTTCGGAGCCTTCATTCGCAAGCAGCGCGAAGAGAAGAACATCCAGATGAATGATTTCGCGCGTCAGCTAGAGATTTCGCCTGCCTATTGGTCGCGCATCGAGCGCGATATGGAAAAACCGCCCAAGGATGAACTGATACGCAAGGCGGCTGAGATTCTGGGCATCGATCCGGACGACGCCTTCGTTGAGGCCAGTCGTCTGCCGCCCGACATGCGCGAGGATGTCGGTAACGTTGTGCGGATGTACCGCCGGGAAGTAACGGAGAAGAAGTGAATGCCGGTTTTGACCCTCGACTACCGGCATTGCGACCGCAAGCGCCCCAAATTCATCAAGCACGTTGAAATCGAAGGCATCGCCGCGCAGGCTCGCCAACAACTGGTGGGGAGCGGCGTTGATGCCATTGCCTTCGACACATTGCGCCAGATCGATCGCCTGAAGATCAACGGCATCGATTTCTCGCTCGAAGTCAGTACCGAGTGCGAGGTGCATGACGAGCAAGGCAACCACGTCTTCGGTATTTGCGAGTACGACCCCGGTGTCCCGGACACCGCAATGGTGTGCGTCTCGCCCGTCGGCGAAAAACTCAGCGGACTGCTGGCCCTCAGCACGCTGGCCCACGAACTCGGGCACGCGGTGTTCGATGCGCCAGGCTGGATCATGGATGGCAGCAAGGGGCCGGGACTGTTCGACGCCTTTGAACCCTGTGGGCAGCGCGCCTACCGCACCACGACACCGGACAGTGAGCATTTGGCGAAACCACCAACCGCCGGTAAGGCTGCCCAGACCTCGGACGTGCATTTCGCAGAATTGCGCGCCAATGAGTTCATGGGCTCCCTGCTGGTGCCGCGCCATCTGTTGAGCGCGGCCGCAGAGGAGCTTGCCCCGGAATACAACGTCAGCCTCCACCGTGGCCCTTCACTTGATCCGGAGATCCCCGGCATCAGTCTGCATCTCACCGCCACCGACGTGGTCGATATGGAATTTCTGGAGAAAGCACTGGCTATGCGTTTTGGCGTCAACCCGCGCTTTGTGCAGGTGCGCCTACAGCGCTACGGCTTGATCCGACCGGAGGCTGTCTTGCGCTGATCATTCATCCATACCGCCATGCCGACTTCGCGTCGGCATTTTTTGAACCCCTAAGTTAACCGTTCGCGCAATCGCGCACTTTGTTGAAGGAGCTTGCCTATGCCAACCGGTCAAACCACCGCCGCTCAGCCGGAGAAAGTGGTCAATCAGCAACCATCCTCGAAACGTGTGCGCGAGCAGCGGTCAGATGATGGCCCCACCATCCTGCCCGGCATGGAGTATTTCGTCGATCTGCTGCGCAAGGTCAAGCACCCGGCGCTAGTGGTGCGCCTGCTCGAACGGGCCAGCGGTGAACCACTGCCGGAACTGCAGGCATTGGCAGACGCCGCCAAGGGCAAATTGCCGGTCGAATCCCGTCAGGCGTTCTTCCATTGCGTGGCCAAGCTGGATGCTGCCATCCGCCAGCGCCTCGAGGATGTCGTCGAGCGGGTGCTGCTGCTCGGCGATGACTACGGCGCACAGGCAGTTCAGTCGGTGCTCGATGAGCGGCGTGAAGACGACGCTGCCGTGCTCGAAGCGCCCAGCGATCGTCACAGCCGCGCACTGCACCTGTGCATCCTGCAGGAGTTTCCCGAATCTGGAGTTCGCCGCGAATTCCGGTTCGACCAGGCCGAACACGAACAGGTGATGCATCGCCAGTGGAAAAGCGACCATTTCTCCAGCCACTACCTTGGCCCCAAGGGCGTGGAGCCGCAGAAAGTCGACGACGTCCAGGAAACGCTGCGCACACGGATTGCCGAGCTGTTCCCGCATGTGCCGCAGGATCAAATCCTGATCGAGCAGTTTGTGCGGCACGGTCTGTCACATGCACAGCATGACGAGGACGCCGATGCAGACGGCGAATCTCTGACACAGCTGCATACCCTGTGCGCCACCTTCAATGGTTCCACCGCGCATTACCGGCAGGTGGAAGATGGCCAAGTGGTCGATCACGAGGAGCCTGCAGCCATGTCGGCGCGCTTTTCCTGGGAACCGGCCACAGGGGCGCTGACCGTGTTCTGCGAAAACCGTGAAGCGCGGCGCGAACTCGCCACCATCTTCCGTGATGTGGTGCTGGCGCATGAAGGCGCGATTGATGACATGCCGATTCGCCAGTTCGATTTGTTCGGGTTCTCTACCTCTGCAATGCTCAAACGGCTGGAACAGGATCGCATCGCCGATATCGAGAGCATCTCGATCCTGCAGATCAAGGTGGCCAAGCCCTTTGAGCAGCATCTGGAATTGGGTGGAAAACCCGTTGCCCGGCAACTGGCAAGCAAGATGGAGATCACCCGCGACCGGCGCGACGGTCGCAACATCTATCAGGTCGCCTACGAGGATTACAGCGCCGAGGATCTGAGCCAGTACGCGCTGGTGCAGGTGAAGCTGGTGATGCGCATGGCCAAGCAGCCCCACCGCAAGGCGCACAAGGTGGCCGTCCAGGTCACCGCGCCTAACGGCTTCAATGACCGCAGCAAGACCGAGGACGATCGCAAGCTGGTTATGGCCCAATTGGAGAAACTCGGCATGGTTGTCAAGTTCTGATGTCGAGTACGGGTGCCGCGTACCTCGCATTTCTGGCAGCACTGGAGCAAGCCAGCGACCTGACGAAGCCTGTCTGCGCCTTCCGGATGGGGAGGTGCGCAGGTGATTTCGTGCAGCGTCGCTGGCTACGCCCGGCACATACCTACCTCACGCGCCAGATGATTTCCTTTCTGGACGGCGAGATCGAGGTCGACGTCGAGATCAACGAGGATGCCGGGGTGTACCGCTATCGCAGTCCTCAGTGGCATTCGCGCATCCTGACGCGACCGCTTGCGGAAATTGCGCTGCATGACTTTTGCGTCGAAGCCTGGTTGCACGATCTGGGTGACTGGATCGGCCTGGAAACATCGGGCACAAGGGGGCTGGCCCGCATCACCCACCACCTCTGGCACCTTGGTGATTTTCGTGTCGGCAAGTCCACCGAGCCTGCGCCGGTGTTCGTCGCCAGACGCTTGGCAAGCGCCTCGGTCGAAGCCCTGTCGTCGGTTCTCACCGACCCCGCCTGGGGGCGACGCGGCATTGTTCTGATGCGCGAGCGGCCACGCCATCCGCTGCCTGGCGTCCATGAGGTGCGGGCGCTTTCAGAGTTCATTGGGCCGCAGGAAGGGGGTGCCCAATTCGATTCGGCATCTTTCGTCAGGGTACTACGCAGTCTGACACCTCCGAGTGCATCCGATCAGCGGACGCAATACCTTGATGGCCAAGACCTTCTGCTCCCCCATTTCGAGACAACTGTTCGCTTGTCACCCGCGCGGGCAAGGATCGTCAAGGCATCCTGGGGTACGGACGGCTATCCCTCACCGATCGTGACCTGGGCGGAGATCAAGATCGCCGCCCACTCCTCGTATCAATCCTTCGACGATGCATTCAAAGACTGCAAGGATATGGAACGAGAGGACGTTTTCGATCTGATCGATCACGGGAAATACCGCCTGCGGCGAACCCCATAAATCTCCCATAGACGTCCCCGCACACTCCCCATAAATCCGTGCGGAAACTGCGATGTGCCCTTTTTGAACAGGAGGCACATCGAAATGCAAACGCAACACCCTTCAGCAACAACCGGGCGGATTGGCCGCTCGGACCCCACGGCCGGCGTGAAACGTCTGGCGCTCAACGAGTACGAGCTCGCAGAGCGCTGGAGAGTCTCGGTCAAGACCCTGCGTCGTTGGCGTCAGGAAGCCCTTGGATGCCCATTCATGAAACTCGGGGCACGGGTCTCCTATGCCCTGGCTGACATCGAAGCTTTCGAACGACGCGTATCGCGTTATTCGACTTCGGTTCGTGCGTATCAGTAAGGGGGTGGCCATGAGCGATCTGACCATCTTCCCCGCCGACATCGCCGAGATGTCCGTGAGCCAACTGGCTGCGCTGTCACCGATGCAGAAGCACGAGATCTGCATGAACCTCGACGCTGCCATCGATTGGCTCAAGAAGGCCCGGACCAAGTTCGATGCGGCGCTGGATCAGTGCTACGGCGAACGTGCCCGAGTGGCCCTGCGTGAATCGGGCCGTGACTTCGGCACTGCTCACATCAGCGATGGCCCGCTGCGCATCAAGTTCGAGCTGCCCAAGAAGGTGTCCTGGGAGCAAAAAAAGCTGAAGGCCATCGCCGAGCGCATCGTCGCTTCTGGTGAGGCCGTCGAGAGCTATCTGGACGTGAAGCTCACGGTGCCTGAGTCCCGCTACACCAACTGGCCACCGGCACTGCAGCAGCAGTTCGCCGATGCCCGCACGGTCGAGGCCGGCAAGGCCGTCTTCGAACTGTCTTCGGGTCAGGAGGCATGAACATGCCTATCCACAATACATGGCTGCTCCACGGCAGTGCGAACCACGTTATCGAATATGCCAGTGCGTTGCCGGAAGCTGATGGCTTGGGTTTTGTATATGTCCTCAGCCTGTCGAACGACACCAGAAAACTCGGGTGCTCGACCAATCTGCATCAACGCCTGCTTGCGCATCAAACCGAAATGTCTCGCTATGGCGTTGAGATTCAATTTTGCAGCATCACGCGTCCGCACTTCAATTTCAGGGCAGTCGAACGCAATGCACTGCGTTGGCTCAATTCGGTTACCGCAAAGGAGATTCTGTCCGATCCTCACGAGAGAGTTTGCGAAGCGGTGGCTGCACAGCACTTGGCTTTGATTGCTCCTGACGACTACGTGGTTGAGCACCAGGCCGCTCATGCCTATGTCGCCAGACTGATGAGGGATATCGGTGAGCGATTGGGTATTGCACCCTCGCCGGAAATCACGCACAGCGCCAAGCGGATTCTGGATTCACATACCGAGCTTGGGCGCCTGACAGGGCTTGGCGAGACGGACAGCATGCTCAATGCACTTGCCGTTATCGAGAGCCAGACAGGGCTGAAGTTGCAATCCCTGCGTGACGTACTGCGGGGGGCGGCGTGATGAACAAGCCACTTCGCATCATCACTGCCGACGAGCGCTTTGCGGAAAAAAGTGGAGCCAAGCTGGCCCTGCTCGGCAAGAGCGGCATCGGCAAGACCAGCCAACTCCGTACCTTGCCCGAGTCCTCGACGCTGTTTGTCGATCTCGAGGCCGGCGACCTCGCCGTCAAGGCCTGGCGTGGCGACTGCGTGCGGCCCGCCACTTGGCCCGAGTTCCGCGATCTGGTGGTGTTCCTCGCCGGCCCGAATCCGGCGCTGCCGCCCGATGCGCCGTTCTCCGATGCGCATTACCGGCACGTCTGTGAAGGCTACGGCGACCCGGCCCGGCTGGCGAAGTACGACACCTACTTCGTCGACTCGATCACCGTGCTCTCGCGTTTGTGCCTGACCTGGGCCAAGGCGCAGCCGCAAGCCTTCTCCGACCGCACCGGCAAACCCGATACCCGGGGTGCCTACGGCCTGCTCGGCACCGAGATGATCGCCGCGCTGACCCATCTACAGCACGCGCGGGACAAGAACGTCATCTTCGTCGCCATCCTCGACGAGCGCCTGGACGATTTCAACCGCAGGGTCTTCGTGCCGCAGATCGAGGGATCGAAGACTGCGTTGGAACTGCCCGGCATCGTCGATGAGGTCGTGACGCTGGCCGAGCTTAAGACCGACGAAGGCGAGCTTTACCGGGCCTTCGTCTGCCAGACGCTCAATCCCTGGGGCTATCCCGCCAAAGACCGCTCCGGCCGACTCGACCTCGTCGAGGAGCCGAACCTTTTGAAGCTCATCCGCAAATGCGCTGGCGACAACGCCGCCATCCATCACTGAAAGGACACGTAATGAACACATGGACCGATTTCAACGACGCCGAACAACAGCAGGGCTTCGATCTCATCCCGAAGGGCACCACCGTCAAAGTGCGCATGACCATCAAGCCGGGCGGCCATGACGAGCCGGCGCAGGGCTGGACCGGGGGCTACGCCACCGAGAGCTTCGATACCGGCAGCGTCTATCTCGCCTGTGAGTTTGTCGTGCTGGAAGGGCCGTTCGCCAAACGCAAGATGTGGTCGAACATCGGCCTGCAGTCCCGGAAGGGCCCGACCTGGGGCCAGATGGGCCGCAGCTTCATCCGGGCCGCGCTCAACAGCGCACGCAACGTCCATCCGCAGGACAACTCGCCGCCAGCGGTCGCCGCGCGCCGCATCGCCGGGTTCCACGACCTCGATGGCCTGGAGTTCCTCGCCCGC